TGGCCGCCTCCTCTAACCCCGTAAGGAGTAAACCGACATGGCAACGAAACATGACGACGACGACAAGGACGACCGCAAGAAAGCGGCGGCCGAGCCGAAGCCACAAGCAACGGCAACCGCCGCGCCTCCCGGCTCCGATATGTTCGGACACACGCCCGAGCAGCGCGAACTGATGGCGTCCAACAGCATCGGCGCGCAAATCATCCTCGACTACAACGGGGATGGCTCGCTCGGCGCGCGTGGTGGCGCGGGCGGCACGATCGAGGAAAATACGATGATCCGGGACGCGCACCTGATCGCCGTGGGCCTCGATCCCGCCGCACCGTCAGGCCCGCCAACCGGCGAGCCGTGGGTTCCGCCCGAGCCTCCGGTAAGCACCAGGCACTCGGTCTCGGGGCACGCCACGCGCATGTCCAGCCTCGCGGCGGGGATTATCGCGGAGCCTGACGACGTGCCGCCACCACCGGCTGGCAGCGTGGCCGGGGCGGCCAGTCGGTAACGTGTCCATCTCCGTTTCCGAACTTGCTGAGCGCGCACTGCGGCGAATAAACGTCGCCGTGGTGCCGCTCGACGATCGCCCGACGCTGACGGAACTCGTGCCCGCCGCCACCATCGCCACGATGGCGCTCGTCGAACTGGGCGTCATCGCCTCGGACGAAACGCCGATCCCGTCAGATCAGGCGTTGGCGTTGGACAAAGTGGCCTCCGTTCACGCGGCGCTCGACGCGCAAGGGATGGTCTGGTGGACCGGCGCCGCCATCCCTCGGGCGTTCACCGAGGAATACGCGAAACTCACGGCCGCGCAGGCGTCGTCCAGCTTCGGCAAGGCGTCTGACCCGGCGGCGCTGGCGTTGCTCGAAGGGCGCATCCGTCGTGGCGCGATGGTCATCGCCTCGCACGACATCGCGGTCGAGGCGGTGATGGCCGTTCATACCGATCTGGTGGGGCGTGGCATCGCGCGGTGGAGTTCAGGAGACATCCCCGACATGGCGGCGCTGCCGTATGAGATGCTGGCCGCTTACGACCTCGCGCCGAAGTTTCCGCCGGCCGAACAGGACAAAGCCGAGGTGGCACAGGCCATGTCATCGCTATTCAAGATCACCGCGCTGCCGACTTCGGGCGAGCGCGTAGTAGTCGAATATTTTTAGCCATGACATATAAAATCAGATTTTCCGATTATCCCGGCACTGACACAGGGCCGCCTGATCCGGAGCGGTGGATCGGCCCCCCAGGACCGATGGGCCCGCCTGGACCCCAAGGCGAAACCGGACCCTTACCGGAAGGCGCCCCGTTCCTCCCCCTGGCCGGTGGATCGATGCTCGGCGTGCTTGCCCTGGCCACCGATCCCGGATCGAACCTGGAGGCGGCGACAAAGCAATACGTTGATGCCCACAGCGGCACCGGAGGCGGCGCTGGGTATGTCCCGATCTCGGGCGCCGCGATGACCGGGCCGTTGACGCTATCGGGCAACGCGACGCTTCCGCTGCACGCGGTTCCATTGCAGCAGATCAACACGGCGTCGGCCGGTGGGCCGTTCCTCAAGACGACGGGTGGCATCCTAACGGGCGACCTCCGACTCCCAACGCTTCACAAACTCGCCGCCGCGGACGGTGATGTCGCCTGGACATTGATCAACAACGGCCTCAACGCCACGAGGACAGATAAGAACATCTCGTCCTTCGCCAACTACCCGGCCTATTATCAATACATCAATCAGTGCGCCAATTTCCCAGGACCTTTCAGCGGAAACTATCAGCAATACACCGCGCTCTACGCGCAAGGATTCTCCGGCCCCACCGCGACCGGCAACACGGGCGCGCTGGCGCTGTTGATGTCCAGCTACGGCATGAGCCCGTCCTCCAGTTACGATATTCCGCTGTCGATAGCCGTGGAGAAATACGGCCAGACATCGACCTGGGGCATCGTCATCGACAACCAGGACTTTACCGGGCGCGTTCCGCAGTCGTTCGCGCAATGGAACGAGTATAACATCGAGGGCAACGGTTACGACATTCCGCCGCACGATCCTGGCTACGGCAAACCGGCGGCGCGGAACCGTATCAATTCGCTCTACGCGAATAAACGCATGACCCAGGCGGCGTGGAGCGCGTCGAAGGCTGTTCAGGCCAAGGCCACGACGCAGACCGGCGGCGGCCCGGCCTCGGTGATCGTTGTCACCGTCGCGACCGTTCAATACTGCTGGTATTGCGTGCAGAGCGGCACGACGGGCGGCACGCAGCCGACGTGGGTCGCCCCGGTCGCGTTCGTCGCCACGATCAACGGCGGCGCGGGAACGATGGCTGTCTCATCGGTCGCCTCCGGCACGCTGGCGACGGGCATGTATGTCATCCTCGGTGGCACGATCGCCACCATCCAGATCACCGGACAAAGCAGTGGACCGGCGGGCGGGGCGGGCAACTACACCGTGACGGTGACGGGATCAGCCAGCATCACGACGGCGACCGGATGCTACGCCGCGCCGCGCATCACCGATGGGACGGCCATCTGGGCATTCGGGGCGCATTACAATCTGTCGATCTCCACTGGCATCTTCTTCGGCGGCACGGGCGCCGCGATGGACGTTGTCGTCGGCGGAGCGGATCTCCTCGTCACGGGCGCGTTCGTGGACACGACGCAGCTTGCCTTTGGGACTGGCGCCGCCGCGATCCGCATCGCGTCCGATCAGTCGATAGACTTCACCGGGGCGTCTACCGTCGCCGCGCGTAACAAACACTGGATGGGGTTCTCGTCGTTCGTGCGAAGCGGCGCGCTGGTCTATCAGACGCCATCGGGCACGATGTTTGGCGTCTCCGAACCTTACAATCAATTCCCCGGCGGAACGGTCGATATGGCTCCGGCCACCGTCATCGCCTACGGCCCCGGCAGCGATCTCTCAGCCGCCAGCACGGGATACGATATTCACGGCCTCACCATCGGGCGCAACCGATCGACATTTCAGGAGGTCGATTTCGTTACCGGCCAGATTGGTTGCGCATTCATCAACACCGATGGCTCGGGTGTGTTGCAACCCGCCTACGCCGCCATGGGGCCGGCTGGCGTCACCGCCGCCAAGGGCCTCGGCCTGTGGGGCACGCAGGCGTCGGCGGTGACGGCGAAACCCGCCGTGACGGGATCGAAAGGAGCCAATGCCGCTCTGGCGAGCCTCCTGACGGTATTGGCTTCCTATGGGATTCTGACGGACAGCTCGACATGACACCAACCGATCTGATCGCCGTCACCCTCGAAGCCCAGTCCTGGGAAATGATCATGCGCGTGCTGGCCGACGCGCCTTATCGGATCAGCGCGCCACTCATCTCCGAGATCCAGAATCAGTGCGTGAAACAACAGGCGCCGGCCCCCATGCGTGTCGCCGGCGCGGCGGAATGACAAGATGACCGCTTCTGAAGCCCTCAGCAATGTCAGCGAGAAGCTGATTAAGACGTTGCCGCCCGCCATGGTGGTTTTGGTCGTGCTCAACATCTTGTTTCTGGCTGTCGCCATCTACAACACTCGAGCGCGTAACGAAGTGCTGACCAAAATAATCGACAGATGTTTGGAGATGTCGCCGCGATGACGCAGTTCGCCCTCTCCCTGCCGCTCGATCGCGTCTCGCCCGTTCGCGTGCCGACGCGCGACCTCGTGCTCGGTGGCACCGATAGCGTGACGCTCAACATCTCGATCGTGGATCGCGACAGCCCTGATGCGCTGCCCATCGAATTGTCCGGCGGCATCGGCGGCCCGGCGGTCTCGATGTTCGTCTGGCCGGATCACCGGGGCTACGGGCCGCACTTCGGCGGGTGGGGGTCTGGCGATGATTACGGCTGGGGCGGTTGGTATGGCGGCGGCGTCGCGGGGCCTGGGACGGTGCTGTGGTCGGCGACCGGCGTCATCCTCGACATGACCACCGGCACGTTCCAGATCCACGTCCCACCCGGCGCCATGGGCTGTTGGCCACGCCGTTGTCGATGGGCGATCCATTTCGACGCTGACGGCGGGGGCACGGCGGAACTGCTGTCCGAGGGGCATCTGCACGTTCGCCCGATGGTCTCGCGTGCACAGGCGCCGCTGATCATGCTGACGGACCCAAACCCGGCGGTGCTGACCGATCCGGAGACCGGCGTCATCTACCTCGGTGGCGCGCCGATACCGTCTTCGTCTGTCCCATCCGGCGGCCTGCCGATCGCCAGCGTGACGACGCTCGGGGGCATCCGGGTCGATGGCGATACCACCATGACCGACCCGGTGACGGGACTGCTAACCACCATCGCGCGGCTGGGGTGAAACGATGAGCGTCACGACAGGCACATTTCCGGGCGTCCGCATCGTCGATATGCCGGACCTCGGCGCCGTCTCCGATACCTCCTCGGTCGTTGGCGAGCGCGCCGGTTCAGGCCGTTTTAGCGCGCCGGCGTTTCGCAGCTACGTCGCGAGATATCTCGGCACCAACGTGCGTGATTACGGCGCCAAGGGTGACGGCATCGCCGATGACACCGCCGCGATCCAGGCGGCCATCAACGCCGTGCGGGCGGGCGGCGGCACGGTGGAGTTCAACCCTGGCGTCTACATGACCGGCGCCACGCTGGAACTGCCCACCTGGGTCATTCTGCGTGGCAAAGGCGTCGGCATCACCATCATCCGCGCGAAGGCAAGCACCGGGTTCGATCTCATCGCGACCACGGGATTTGGCTCGCTGACCGGCTCCGGCTCCTGCGCCGGCACTTATCAAAACGGCGTCTTCGCCATGACGCTCGACGGCAACAAGGACGCGGGCCGGACATCCGGCAACTGCCTCGCGATGTATGGCTATGACTACCGCATCGAAGACGTGGAGTGCTGTAACGCGCCGAACGCCGGATTCTATTCGGAGTGGGGAACGGACGCCACCGTTCCGGTCGCGGCCGGCGCCAACTCGATGGAAGCGCACATCTCGCGATTCAAGACGTTCGCCAACAGCGGCGACGGGTTCGTGTTCAAGGGGCCGCACGATAGCGTCCTGACCGATGTGACATCGTTCATCAACGGCGGCCGGGGGATGCTGTTCGACCAGTCCCTGCCGACCTACAGCGGGAATTGCTACCTCACGCACACCCATAGCTACGGCAACCAATCGACCGCGATCCAGGTCAACGCGAGTCTGTGGGTCGATATGGTGACGGCTGAGAACAGCCGCTCGATCGGCGGCCTCGGCGTGACGGCGACCGGCAACATCACCGGCTCCAACGTCATAGCTTATCAAAACACCGGCTTTGGCGTGCAACTGGCCGGGTCCGGTTCCACCATCTCGAACCTGTTCAGCTACGGCAATTCCGGCGACGGCCTCGACATCTCCGGCGTCGAGAATTTCATTTCGGGTGTGGCGTCCAACCACAACACCGGGGCGGGGGTCGCCACCGCCAACACGGCGATGCGCACCGTTCTCAGCGATGTGTCGGTGGATAACAATAACGGCCTCGGCGTCTACCTCGCCGGGGCTGACAGCAGCGTCACCAGCCTGCTGGCTATCTTCAACAACGGCGGCGGCGTGGGGCTCATCAACGGGATTTCAGGGGTCAGGCTCTCCGGCGAGATCAACAACAACGGCGCCGGCGTGCAATTCGCGTTCAACACACCCGCCGGCGCGCTCCAGGCCGATCTGCTTATTGTCACGGTGGCGGGCCAAACGGCGTGGACGGGGACGCCTCCGCTCGAGAGTTTCATGCGGATCGCCACGACTGGTGCGTCGCTGATGCCGCTCGACGTGGTGCCGCACATCGACGCCATGGCGGCGGGCAGCGTCGGCGAGTTCATCACGGCGTCGGTGACCGAGGGCGCCGCGCTTCCCACAACCTCCGGCGTCCCGCTCAATGTCGTGGCGGTCACGCTTCAGCCGGGCGACTGGGATGTGTTTGGCAACGTCGGTTTTGTTTACAGCACGACGGGAGCCGGCGCGAACGCCTGGGTCTCCACGGTCTCGGCGACGCAACCCGTTAACGGCAGCCTGGGCTTCGCCGCTGTCGGCGCCATACTGGGCACCGACGCGCTGATACCGACCGGCACCGCGCGCATTTACGTGACGGTGCCGACGATCGTCTATCTTGGTGCGTTGTCCGGGTTTGGTTCAGGCGCGGGTAAAGTGTTCGGCACGCTGGGCGCGCGGCGGGTGCGCTAATGTCCGACACGCTCACCGCGCTCCAGTCGGCGCTCAAACCCAAGACGGGAATGCGGTCGATTCCGTTTCCAACGGAAAGCTATCAACACCCGTCGAAGCCCTACAACTCCAAACGCCTGCTCAACTACGCCGCCGAGGCGGGGCCACCGGACAGCCGTTCGCCGTTCGTCCTGATGCCAACACCGGGCCTCGTGTTTCGCGAGACGATCGGCGCGGGACCGTGGCACGCTTTTAACACCAATTTGATCGGCGGATTCTATGTCGTGTCCGGGGATACGCTCTTTCGCAACTCCGGTGGCGTGACAGTCTCGCTCGGCTCGGTCGGGACGATGGTCAACCCTTACCCGGGCGGCACGGTCGAGATCATGGTCACGATCGCGGTTTCCCCGACCGCCGCCGTGATCTGCGTGCCGCCGAAGCTGTTCACCTGTTTGCACGCGGGCGCGATTTCCGAGATCGACACGTCCGGCTTTCCAGGCGGCGGCGCGGAGTCAGTCACCTACATCGACGGGTATTTCGTGGCCACGCAATACGGCGTCGGGACGACGTTCGTCATATCCAACCTCAACGATCCGACCGCGTGGGACGCGCTCGATTTCGCCAACGTCGAGGGCATGGAGAACGTCCTGTTGCGGGCGGTGCGGCATCGCGGTGAATTATGGCTGCTAGGCGTCAGCGGCGGTGAAATCTGGTATGACGCGGGCGCCCCCGACTTTCCGTTTCGCAGGCAGGCGGGCGGCGTCGTCCCCTACGGCTTCATCGCGAAGTCGGTCGCCAGCATCGACGGCTCGCTGTGGTGGGTCACGCGCGACGGCACCGTGGTCCGATCCAGCGGCTACCAGGGCAAGCGGGTCAGCACGCACGCGATTGAACTGATCCTCGAGGCGGCCAATCCCGACCTGTGTTTCGGCAACGCTTACCTGATGGATGGGCATAGTTTCTATTGCGCCACGTTTCCCGATATCGGCCGGACGCTTTGTTACGACGTGGCGACAGACAAGTGGCACGACCGATCCAGTAGCGCGGACGGTTCCGGCCCGTGGCGGCCGCTTCAGGTCGGCCGGATCGGTGAGGCGGTATACGCGGGCGACGCGACGGGGCGGATGTATCGGCTCGACCCTCTGGGTGCGACCGACAACGGCGTGCCGATGATCCGGCAGGCGACGCTGCCGCCGCTGTATGTCGATGGGCACCGGGTATTCTGCGCGCGCGCGGCGGTGGAGATGGAGGTCGGCACATCGACGGACGCCAACGTGACGCTGGACTGGTCCGATGACGGCGGCAACAATTTCACCGGAGGGCCGCGTGTCATGTCCAGCGGCACGGCGAGTCAGTTCCGCAAGCGGGTTTACACGACGCGTCTCGGCTCGTTTCGTGAGCGGATGTTCAGAATCACCACCTACGGAAGAACTGTACTATATTCTTGCGAATGTGATATATCTGCTCCTGCAAGTGCATCAGGAGCTAACAGTTAATGTCAATAAAATTGCTACCTTCGCAAGAACGCTTGCACCAGCTGGTAGATTACGATTCAGAAACGGGGATTCTGGTGTGGCGCCCACGTGACGGTGGCGACCGAGGGTTTAATGGGCAGTTCGCCGGTAAACGCGCGGGTAGTCCCCGAGGGAAGGGCTGGCAAATCACAATTGATCGTCAGAACTTCGCCTATCACCGCATCGTCTGGAAATGGGTATACGGCACAGAACCGCCGCCTGAGATAGACCACATCAACGGCGACACATCTGACAACCGCCTCGTCAATCTGCGCGGCGCGGATCGTTGGCTTAATGCCAAGAACCGTGGGCCGACTGTTGGGCGGGTTTTACCGAAAGGTGTGAGGCTCCAAAAGGGACACAGGAGGTATCAGGCTTACATCCGACGCGATGGGCAAACCCGTAGCCTGGGGTATTTCAACACACCCGAAGCGGCTCATGTCGCTTACAAGATCGCGGCACAAGAGGTTTTCGGAGAGTGGGCAAGAGATACCACGCCAATCTCTGCTGCATCACGAGAGTTGATCGAACCCGCTCGCAATGAATTGAAGAGAGACCCGATGGCGGCGGAGCACCGTGCCAAAATCAGCGCGTCTCTTACCGGTCGAAAAACGGGGCCACGTTCACCTGAACATACCGCGAAAATCGTGGCTGCGCAGCGCGGCAAAAAGCGCGGTCCGCAGACGCCAGAACACATCGAGAAGTGCAGACTGATCCGAATTGGCAAAAAAAAGCGCCCCCTGACCCCAGAGCAACGGGCCGCGATGAGCGTCCGGTTACTCGGGAAAAAACGCGGGCCGTATACCATACGTGAGGCGACGGTTGCCGCCTGGGCCAGACGTCAAGGGTCGAGCACGTCGGGGGCCAACAGCTAGTGCCTGACATCCTCGCTCCCGTCAGGCCGACGCCGCCCGCCAACGAGGCGGTGATCGGTCCCAACGGCGACCGTCACAGTCAGGCGTGGACGCAATACCACAAGTCGGTCTCGGACTGGATCAGCGCGCAGAATGACAAGGGCGCTTCGGACGGATCGGAGGCAGCCGCCGGGGACATTGGTGAGTTCCTTACGGCATCGCTGGCGCATGGCTCCGCGCACCCGATGACATCAGGCGTGCCGATCGACGTGGCCTGGCTCGACCTGACGGCCGGCGACTGGGATGTCTGGGGGAATATCGTGTTTTTCCCATCCGGCGCGGCCACGATCAGCATCATATCGGGCTGGGTGGCCCCGTCATCGGCGACGATCCCCGGCGCGCTGGAAAGCGAGGGATACGTCACGCTCCGGACCGCTTTCACGGCCGGCGCCGTTCAGGGTCTGCCGATCGGGCGCGTCCGTTTGCTGACCACCACGACACAGCGCATGTATTTGACCGGCGCGGCCGTCTTTGGCGCGGCGGGGGTCGATGTCTTCGGGACACTCAATGCGAGGCGTCAAAGATGAGACACTTTCTGAAGTTCAGGTCATCGCATAACGAATACTGGGACAGGACGGCTGTCGCGGCTCAGGTGCCGGATGGGTCCGGTGGCCGGTTCGCGATCGGGTTCAATGTCGTTGGCAGCCCTGACCAGGCGGCCCTGGAAGAGATCGCGGGAAACATAGCGACGTGTTCAAAGGCCGAACTGTTCGAACTATACGGCAGGATTGATGATCCGGTTTTAAGCTGGTCTCGGGTCAGGTTGGCGTCGTGAGAAACTTCCTCCGCATAGCCTCCGGCATTGAAACGCTCGGCGTGCTGATGGAACTGGCGCGGCAACCGGAATTATGGAACCGCCACGCCGATCGGACGCGCGGCGACAGCCCGCACCGCGAGGTCGACGACATCTGGCTCAGGTTCCGCGCGTATGGCGACCTGACGACGCCCGAGTCGTTCGCTGAACCGTTTGTTCCCGCGTTCTATCCCGCCTGGACCGCACTACCGCATCTGCGGCCGATCGTGTTCGGGCTGATGGCGCGTTGCGAGGCGGTGCAGTTGGGCGGCGTGTTGATCACGCGAGTGGGACCAGGACGGCAGGTGATGCCGCACGACGATCGCGGTCGTTGGCATCCCGAATTTTTCGCCACCAAAATTTATATTCCGCTGATGACGAACGCGGGTTGCTTCAATACGTGCGAGGACGAGAAGGTCACGATGGCCCAAGGTGAGGCGTGGATTTTCGACAATTTACGCACCCACTCGACCGTCAATAACGGCGACACCGACAGGATCACGCTCATCGTTTCGTTACGGTGTGAATGATGCAACTCGCGAAAAACCAGCCAACGAGCGAGATCACGATATACGCCGGTATTTTCTGCAAGCTCTGGTCGGTGCGGGATCGTTTCACGTTGGTACCGCAACACGTCCACCAGCACTCTCATATATCGCTTATCGTGCAGGGCGAGGTTCGGGTGTGGCGTGGCGATGAATGTCTCGGCGACTTCAAAGCGCCCGCCATGATAAAGATTCACGCTCGCGCACCGCACGGATTTCTCACGCTAACCGACGATGTGACCATCGCCTGCATCCACAACGCCGATCACGCCGACCCGGAGGGCGAGCCGGTCATCGCCGAACGTGGGGACCTGATTTTGGAGGATTAAGTCATGCCGTTCGCACCTGCCGCGGTAGCGGGGGTTTCAGCTGTGGCCGGGCTCGCCGGATCATACATGCAGAGCCAGGCTGTTGGCGACGCCGCCGACAAGGCCAACTCCGCGCAGATGCGGGGCCTGGAACAATCGCGCGCCGATCTCGCACCGTGGCGCGACGCTGGTGGCGCGGCCATTCCGGCGGTGCAGAACGCCGCCGGTCTGAACGGCCAGCCGGGCTACGACGCGGCCATGGCGGCGTTCCACACGTCGCCGGGGTATCAGTTCCAGCTTGACCAGGGCCTCCGCGCGATCGACGCGGGAGCGGCCAGTAAGGGCATCCTCAATTCCGGCGCGACGCTGAAGGCGGAACAGACGTTCGGCACCGGCCTCGCGGACAAAGAGTTCACTGATTATTACAACAGACTTTTCAATCTGTCGGAACTCGGCCAGAAATCGGCGGCGGGCAGCGCGAGCATGACGGCGGACGCAGCGAAGGGCATCGCGCAGACCGATCTCTCCGAGGGCAGCGCGCTGTCATCGATCTACGGCAACGCGGCGAAGGGCGTCAGCGACAGCGTCAACAACTACATGAACAATTCGCTCTATGCCGATCGGACCAATGCGCTGATGGGCGGATACGGCAAGCTTGGCGGGAATTACTAGCCATGCCCGACTTCACGCAATGGAACGTTCCGTCGCCGTTTCCGAACATCTTGTTCAACCCGGCGGCGGTGGACGCGGCGATCGCCAAGACGCAATCGGAACTCGGCAACCTCGATATCGAGCGCAAGAAGTTCGGGCTTGAGCAGGCGAAGTTCGACCGTGGGGTGACGGAGGGGGAAGGCTACATCGGCGGCTCGTTGTCGGGCACGACGGGAACAACGAGTGCGGGGGTTGGTGGGACATACGCGCCTGGAACGCCGTTCACGCCGAAGATGCTGCCCCCTGGCGTCAGTCTCGATGAGGACGCGATGGTGCGGACCATCGCCGGGGAGGCGGGCAACGAACCGCTCACCGGACAGATCGCCGTCGCGCACGTCATCAACAATCGAGCGAAGGGGGCGGGTGTATCGCCGCGCGATGTGGTGTTCTCGCCCAACCAGTTCGAGCCATGGAACGGCGGCGCCGCGCGGGCACGGCTCGAGGCGATGCAGCCGACCGACCCGGCGTATCAATCGATCCTGAACAACGTCGTGCGTCCCGCCATGGCCGGCAAGGCGGCGGACCCAACCGGAGGGGCCACGCATTTCTACGCGCCCGTGGCGCAACAGGCGCTAGGCCGCCCGCCGCCATCCTGGGGGCAGGGAACGCCCTCGGCGGTTATTGGCGGCCATCGCTTCTACAGCCTCGGCTACGGCCCAGGACAGGCCAGGGTCGCGGCCGCGCCGGACGCCGCCCCGACGGTCGCGCCGCAAGCAGCGCCGGGGATTATCCCACCGACCGCGCCGGGTGTTAACCCGAACGCGAAGGTGAACTTTCCGCCGACCACGCCAATCGTCGCCGCTCCGGCCGCCAATCCCAACGCCGGGCCTCGTGTGGGAACCGCCCCAACCGCGCCGGCCGTCGCACCCGCGACAACGCCAGCCGCCGATCCGAACGCGAGAGTGGAGGCGGACGATCCAAACACAGCGGCTGTGAAGCAGGCGTCGGCGGCACTGCTGGCCATGCCCGAACCCGACGCGGCGGCGGCATATCCGGCGGTCGTCAGAGAACTCCAGGCGCGCGGTTTCGCGATGAACGCACCGCCGACGTATCCCGGCCACGCGGCGCTACAGGCACTCGTTGGTGGAGGTGATGTAGCCGCGCCCGCCGTCGAACCATCCCGCATGGCGATGCGGCTCGGGGGAACGGACACAGCCGGGCCCGGCGCCGGGCAGGCCACGGTGCCGCCCGACGTGCAGCCGAACCAGTTAGCGTATGGGACCGGCCTGCCGGGCGTGACGATCGGGATGCCGGGCAACGGGCTGGCGCCACCTCCGACTACTGTTGCGCCCACGACGACCGCCGCTACACCCGCATCAACCGCCGCACCACCCGGAGCCGCCCGCCCGCCGCTGGAAGCGCCACCCGCCGCGCCATCTCGGGCCATCCAGCGGGAGCCGCTTCTTTCCAACAACCTCACCGCCAGCCAACAGGACGCCGCACGGCGGGCAATCCGTGCCGGCACGCCGCTCGCGACCGTCCAGGCGCACGTCGAGCAGTGGAAGCAGGAAAACGTCGCCGCCCGCCACCAGGACGCGGTGGACGCGGCGGCCCAGCAACAACAGGACTACGAGCGGCGCCGCCAGTTTCAGCAGGACCAAATAGCGGCGGCGAAAGCAGATGAGGACAGGGCGGACAAGGACAAGGCGGCCAAGCTGGCAGAGGCGACCAGCGCCAGAGAGGCGGCGAAGGCACACGAGGAGATACTGAACCGCATTTCCCTGAAGAAAAAAGCAGGCACAGCGACGCCAGAGGAAGAACAGCTTTACGCCGGCTCCTACTATGCCATGCAGCAACAAGGCGCGACGCCGACGACGATGGACGGTCCGAACGGACAGAAAATCCCGGTGCTGATTACGCGCCAAATTCCAAAGATATTCCCGGAACCGGAAGGCGGCGCCCTGCCGCTGGTGGTGAAATCCCCTGACGCACCGTCAAAGGCGACAACAACCGAATTGCAGGCCAAAGCCGGTGCCTACGCTGACCGGATGCAGATCGCGGCACCAATCATGGATAAACTCGACGACGTATCGACGTATACTCAGCGCGGCCTGGAACGTGCCGGGAAATACATCGGTTACAGTACCAACTCGCCAGAATATGAGCAGCTGCGGACGGCACAGAAAGCATTCCTTGGCGCCGTTTTGAAATTGGAGAGCGGCGCGACGATCTCGGAAACTGAATTTTTACGAGATGGCTCCGTGTATTTCCCTCAACCCGGCGAGAGTCTCGAGACGGCTCGTTTGAAGCAACGATTCCGGCAGGCGGCCATGGAATCCACGATCAGGGAAGCCGGGGAGGGATACAAGCCAGCGTCGTCGGTCGCGGCGCCACAGATCGCGCCGAAGGTGATCAAGTATGACGCCACCGGCAAGCGGGTGTCGGAATGATCCAGGCCCAGATGGCTGATGGCACGATCCTCCAGTTCCCCGAGGGGACACCGGATGCCGTGGTCGATAAGGCGGCGTCGGATTACATCGGGTC